TTGTTTCCTTGACCTTATTGAATGCACCGGATACCGTCTCTTTGAGGCTTGAGAGTTTCTCGCTCGTCGCCGTCTTGACTTTATCCCATGCACCGGATACCGTCTCTTTGACTTTTCCGAATACATTCGAGACGACCTCGGCAATCTTGCCGAATGCCTCTTTGACCGCCGTCCATAATTTATTGACGGCATTTCGGAACGTCTCTGAGTTTTTATATAAAGCGATGAACCCTGCGACAAGTCCTGCGATTGCAAGGACAACAATGCCGATAGGATTCGCCGACATCGCTGCATTCAACAACCACTGTCCGGCTGCTGCTGCCTTGGTTGCGACCGTGTGTGCGAGTGTTGCTGCCGTTCCTGCTGACGTTGCTGTCGTGTTGGCTGCTGATGCCACCGTGGAGGCGGTTTCTGCTGCTGCATCCGCTGTCGTCGCTGCTGTCTTGGCTGCTACCTTTGCAATCACTTTCGTGACCACATCTCGCATCGCCTTGAACCCGTTGACTGCTCCTTTGACGCCCTGCCCCACTTTACCGAGGGCAATGGATAGCGGTGCAATCGCTGCCACGAATAACCCGACTTTGATGATTGTCTGCTGTTGCCCCTCGTCCAGTGAGCCGAACCATTCACACAACGCTTTGACTTTATCTGAAAACTGGTCAATGATTGGTGCTGCCGATGTGAGAATCGTCTGACCAAACTGCATCACGGTGTTTTTCAACTCATTGAGTGTCACCTTGGTGTCGTATGAGGTTGTTTTCATTTTGCCGAACGCCGTATCTGTCGCACCCGTGGAGTTCCGCATCTGTCCGAGGGTGGTGTTGAACGTGTCCGCACTATCACCCAGTAGAATGAGACCTGCTTTTGCTGCCTCTGATGACGAGAACATATCGCTCATTGAGAGGTTCTGTTCCTTTGCTGCTCCGTCTACGATGGCAAGAACATCCGAGAGACTTGCTCCATCTGCCATCAATTCCTTGAATGACTTTCCGGTCTTTTCTCTCAGAATCACGTCGGTCGTGCTGCCAGTCTTTCCCAACTCGTTGAGCATCGAGTTCATGTATGTCGTCGATTCTGCTGTCGCAACACCGTTCGCTGTCATGATTGCATATCCTGCACATAACTGGTCGAGTGCTACGCTGTTAGCATTCGCCGTCGGGATGACTTTACCCATTGCAGACGATAACTCTCCAACGGTCGTTTTGCCGAGATTCTGTGTCTGAATCAACATGTCCGACACGTTTGTGACCTGCTCTGCCGATAGACCGTAGGCATTCATGATTGTGGTCAGCACGTCGAGGGTGTCTCCGGATTCCGCAAAACCTGCCGTCGCCAGTTTTGTGGACTGACGAACGAAATTGACAGCATCTCCCGTTTTCTGACCTGCACTGATGGCGTTGTATACGTTGTCAGCAATGTCTCCTGCTGCAATTCCTGTCTCATTTGACAGGTCTGTGATTGCGGTCGACATGTCTCCGGTTGACATTTCTCCGGTATCCATAATCGTGGAGACCTTTGCCATCGAATCCTCAAAATCAACTGCCATCTTTGCAGCAGAAATTCCAAATGCTGCTATACCTGCCGAAACAATGGTCATTTTCTGACCGAACGCCTCAAGTTTCTGTCCTGCTTTATCACATCCGCTTGCAAATGCATCCAGTTTATGATTTTGCAGTTCCTTGTTGACATTCTTGAGTTCCCCCTCCATTGAATAGAGTTTTGTCTCCGCATTATTGCAGGCGGTCGCCTGTTTGTTTAATGCGGTCTCGGTCTTGCCGATGGAACTCTCATTTGCTTTCAGTTCGGTCTCAAGTTTCGTCAGTTCCTCTTTGAGTTTCTTTGACTGCTCTGAGTTTTTTCCCGTTGCGGTCGCTGAATCTTCATAGGCTTTTCTTGCTGCATCGACTTTCGTCTTGAGACTTTCATGCTCTGCTTTCTGTTCTGACAGTTTTGTGGAAAGTTTTCCGTATTGGTCTCCTGCCAGTTTTACAATTTCTTTTTGCAGCTTTATCTTGTCCGATAATGCTGTCGCCTTGGTTGTGAGGACTTCGGTTTGTGAACCGAATGCTTTTGCTTTTGCCTGTGTCGCCGTCCATTGGCTTGCCAGTGCTTTCGCCTCGGCTGCCATGGACTTCATTGTTTTTTGATATGAATTAGCGTCCGCAGTCGCTTTCACGCTTACATAAGCCATTCAGTTCCCTCCTCTCCTACTGCTTATCGTTTATTGTCTTGATTGCAAATTTCATGTAATCAAGCAATGCCACGATGTCAGTCTCAAGGCATTGACTGTATGAATTATTCAATAATTTTATTGCTATCTGAATCACTCGGTCGATATTGTCTGAGCACACCTCCCACATGTTTCTTTTCTGTTCGTCTGTATCCTCATACCCGTTCTCACGGTCATATTCGTCGAATGCTGATGTTTCCTGTTCCACAGGTTCGTCATCCATCAATTCCAAAAACTTCGGTGTGATGACGTTCTGCATCACAAAATGAATTGATTTCGCTGCAACCATCACCTCGGTGATGTCTGTTTCTCCCAGTTCCTCAAGTGACATCCTGCTGTCGAATACATCC